ACACAGCACAGGCCACCAAGCGTCTGACTGGCGTTACCGCTGCGTGGGGTTCAGAGAACACCGAGATCACCACCAGTGATCCGACGATGGGCACTGTCTCGCTGGTCGCTAAGAAACTTGTCGTTGGCACAAAAGTCAGCAATGAGCTACTCGCTGACTCAGCAATCTCGATTGGAGACTTTATCGCCGCCGAATTTTCCACGGCCATCGCGGATAAGTTGGATTCTGCTGCTGTGAATGGTCATGGCACAAGCACCTACGGCGGCATCTACGGCATCTCGCCAAAGCTGCTGACCGTCGCTGGTGGCTTCGCACAGGCCGCATCTGGCAACGATACGTTTGCCGAACTGACAATCAACGACTTCTACGCGGTGGTCGCAAAGCTGCCACGCTACGCCTACGCTGGTGGCGGTGCTGCTTGGTACATCAGCCCGCAAGGATTCGCTGCATCGATGCAGCGGCTTGACGCGGCAGCTGGTGGCCGGATGTCGTTTGATTCGGCCCTTGGCTTCCAGTTCTTGGGCTTCCCAGTTGTGCTGACAACGAGCCTGCCGACAACGCTTTCGGCCCAAGCTAGTGCCTTGGTATGCATCCTTGGCAACGCATCGCTGGCAGGCATCTACGGCGTGCGGTCATCGTTCGCCGTGCGTACTAGCTCGGAGCGGTTTGTTGAAATTGATCAGACGCTGTTCACCGGCACGGCGCGTGCGGATATGGTCTGGCATTCGTTCGGGACTGCTACCGAATCCGGCCCGCTGGTTGGCTTGAAGATGGCTGCTTGATCCCACACATTCACACAGGAGATTTAGACAATGAACTACCTTGAAGATTCCAAAGCAGTCACGAAGATCAACGCTGCCGATCTGACAACTGCGACTACTTTTACCATGAGCATCGACACTCTTGGTTTTGCGTACTGTTCAGTGGACGTAATCTTTGAGCCGGTGCTTGCCGCTGGCACCAGTTTGCCTGTTGCTGTTGTCTGCAATCTGCAACAAAGTGACACCGATGGTTCTTTCGTAAACGTGACCGGGTTTGTGGGTGGTACGAGCTACACCATCCCAACGCCAGCCAACACGAACGACACGAACGTCGTGCGGTTTAATTTGGATCTGCGTGGCCGCAAGCGTTACTTGAACGTTTCTGCAACGCCAACTGCCGCATCGGTCATCGCTGCCAGTGCAAGACTTGGCAAGGGTGCATTAGGCCCAACGTCGGCAACCGAAGCTGGCGTCAAGGCTGTTGTGTCCGGCTGACGCTTGACAACTGATTTATGATTTGCCCAAGCGGGCGAGAGAGACGGACGCCCTGCCGTTTTTCTCGCCCGTTTTTTTTGGAGCAAAAATGAAAGTGCAAGTCGGTTCTACGTCGGTCGAAATAAAGGTCAGCGCAATACTCAGCGCACCACGGCTAGGATTCACAGCAAACTTTTTTGGATGGGCACAGGCACTGATGCCGCTAGGGATAAAGCCGACTGTGGGCACTGGAGCTTTCTGGGGACAGGTGCTGACCAACTGCATGGAGCAGTTTGAGGATGAAAGCCAATATTTGCTTTGCATGGATTACGACGCATTTTTCTCCCAGCAGGATGTTGAAGCGTTGATGGCGATGGCGATGACGTTTCAGTGCGATGCACTTACAGGGCTAATGGTCAAACGCGAGGATGGCAGGCCAATGCTGACGCTGCTCGACACTCTTAAGAATCCGCCAGCCACGGGCAGCACAACCATCAACCGCGAGTGGTTCAACGAGCCGGTTCAGGAAGTTGACTCGGCTCATTTTGGCTGCACGGTCATCAGCACCGCAGCGCTACGGCGTGCAAAAAAGCCTTGGTTTCACGACGAGCCAAACAGCCTTGGCAGTTGGGGCGATAGGCCAGCGAGTCTAGCGGCTGACGCAGAATTCAAGCCGCGAATTGATCCAGATATCTGGTTCTGGCGTAACTGGCGTGAGAGTGGCAACCGTGTCTTCGTGACGCCCAGGGTGACTATCGGCCACGGCGAATACGTCGCTGTCTGGCCGTCAAAAAACTTCACAGCGCCGGTCTTTCAGTACATCACCGCCTACACAAAAGACAGCAGGGCACCCGCTGAAGCATGGAGCATCGAATAAAATGATGGATATGAAAGTACTTTTGCCGTTTGGCGTTTATCACCGAGGGCAGATCCTGCGTGGCGTTGGCGGCGGCGTTGCCGACATCTACATCAAGCGAGGTCTTGCCGAGAAGTTTACGCAAAAAGAAACGCTTGAGACTGCGACCGTTCAGAGGCAGCATCGCAGTGCCGATCAGCCGTTACTGCGACGAGGCAAGAAATGAAATACCGATCACTGACAACATTGACCGACCCGGTGAATGAGCCTGTCACGCTAGTCGAGGCCAAGGCGTATTTGCGGGTGGACAACACTGATGAAGACACGCTGATTGGAACGCTGATCACAGCAGCAAGGCAGTGGGTTGAATCGTATCTGGATCGGGCATTGATACTGCGGCAGATGGTGCTGAGGCTCGACACGTTCCCAAATGAGATTGAACTGCCGCAGCCACCGCTGTCTACGTTTGGCACGACAACGGCTGTGTCTGTGACCTACACGCTAGAGACAGGCACAACGGCAACGCTGTCTAGCAGCGAGTACCGGATTGATAGAACGTCTACGCCTGGCGTCTTGCGACAGAACTACTCTGGATCGTGGCCGGGACATTTGCACGATTACAACTCAATTGCCGTGACCTACTGGGCAGGCTATGGCAGCGATGAAGGCGACATGCCGCCAGCCATAAAAAACGCCATTCTCCTAATGATTGGCCATCTGTTTGAGAATCGCACAGCAGTCGTGACCAACACGAACACAAAGCCGATTGAGTTTGCTCTTGAATCTCTCTTGAAATCGAAATCGTGGGGCAGCTACCAATGACCATTTCAGGCCGCATAAACATTGACGCTCTGGTGCATGACACCAGCGGCACGACTTCGCTAAAAGTTCTGTCGGTTGACTCAAGCGATTCGCTCACGACCGGCAAGGTTGCGATTGTCTCTGGCACATGCGGCACCGCAGCGGTGAGCATTGCAGTGGCCCCTAGCGTCTACGTTGACTCCAGTGGCACTGCGGCAACGTTTGCGACTGTCAGCCGGGTTGTGATCGAAGGCACAGCAGCGCTCAAATTCACCGCACCTAGCGTGACCGCATACAGCAGCAGCACCAACTGTGCAGCGTTTGCTTTGAGCGGCCACACCACAGCAGCGGTCAACATTGCAGCAGTGTCTGGCACGGCCACCTACTCGATCATCTTGGTGGGCACATGAATTTCGGCATGCTCAACGAACGGGTGATCGTGCAGCAATCGACTGACGCTGCTAACTCGTTGGGTGAGACGATCCAAACGTGGGCGACGTTTGCCACCGTCTGGGCTTCTATCGATGGCGTGAGCAGTCAAGAGGCTTTGCGTGCTGGTCAGGTTGGCCTTGCGATCAGCCACAACGTGCAGATTCGATACCTAAGCGGATTAACAGCACAGATGCGAATTCTGTGGGGCAGTCGCATTCTTGAAATCACCAGCGTTCTAGAGGCCGATAGCAAGAAGCTGCACAATCTTGTGTGCCAAGAGAACGCAATATGATTTCAAGTGCCATTAACGATTCAATGATTTCGTTTGCTCTAGGTACTGGAAAGTACGCAAAACAACGATACTCAGAAAAGCCTTTGCGTGAGATCATTGACGCACTGCAAAAACTGCCAAAAGAAATTGCTGCGAAGCAACAGAAGAAGGTTTTAAAACAGGCTGCTGTAGTGGGCAGGGTTGCGCTGGAATCGCAGGTAGGAAAGCTGGGCAGAGTCACAGGCAATCTTGCTAACAGCATCATGCTGAAATCAAAGGTCTACAACAGCAATATAGTCGGCATTCCTGTTTCGCTTTTTGTCGTTGGATTCCGTAGAGCTACAGGCACTAACAACCCGGCAAGCCGTGGGTTTCATTCGCACCTTGTGGAGTTTGGCACTCAGGGCCGTCGCTTTCCCGGCAAGAGCGTGGCAGGCAAGAAGAAAAGATTTATTGTCGATGGTCGCATTGTGACTCGGCGCGATCGAGTCAAGCAGGATACGATCCAAACCATTCTTTCTAGCTTTAATACTCGACGCCGCATGCAGGGAGAATCAGCCCAATACCCATTGGACTTTTTTACAAATGCAGGCTCCGTGGCGCCAATGCCAGCACTGCGACCGCTAGCCAAGGCATTCGCCGCATCTCAGGGCCAGATGGCACAAATCATTGAAGCGGGCATGCGTAAGGCATTGCAGGCAGGGCTGCGGCAAAACGTGCGCAACGCAAAGAAATTTCTTGGAGGCTGATGATGTTTGCTTCACCAGAGCAGGTATTGAT